TGGGCTTATCTGTTTTTGTACTAAATATTCCTTTTTTAGGTTTTTTAGTTTTTTTAGGCTTTTTTCTTGTAACTCCCATAATTCTACTTTTTAGCTTTTACCTCCTTAGAATAAGCTTCTTTTTCCCAAGGAGATTGTTTGTTATACTTTCGAGAATATCTCTTTCCTTTCCAGATAATATGGTTATCAGTGTAAGAAAGATCACCTCTTTTTATTTGATCCACATGAACTTTTTCATGAGTTATTATTTCTTTTTCTTGAGCAGGATCTCTAACATCTTGATTAACCGTTATAGATCCATTTAAATTAGCTCTGCCTAATGTACCATCTTCTTCTGGAACATGATACACAGGTGTATTATCGATCCTATAAGGAGCGATCATTTGAAAACCTCTTTTTATAATTCGGTTTATAATACTCATTTTTTACACGTTTCACATTCTGGTTTTAATGACAACAAAAATTCTCTTGCTGCAAAACCAAATGCAATACCAGAATAAAAAGGATGAGACTCAGCAATCAGTGCAACGCCTATCATGGCAATTGCTAATGATTTAAACCAAGACGAATTAACTACTTTTATAACTTGTTTCATATACATTATTTTTCTTTAGGTTTTAACTGTGGAAATTTCCTGTAAACACATTGTTTTATTCCATCAGGATTAGGAGCATTGTGTGCTAACTTTAAAGCAGACTTAGCTCTTTTTAAACTATTTACTGGATATGTACCTTCTTCTGCTCCACCTGCTGGTCCGCAAAAGTCAGATTTTTTTACATCTTTATATTTACCGGCATTAGAACTTCCCGGCTTTTCTCTTTTTTCACTTAGTGTTTCTTTAGCCATAATTATAAATTTTCATATTCTGTTGTTGCGTCAAATGAAGGACAAGCCTTATTTGCAAAATCATTGTGTGAATGAATCACAGCGTTAGGAAACATTGCTCTTAAAGTTCTAAGCACTGCTACTAACGCTTCTTTTTGACAATCAAGTCTAGTATCTTTCGGAGTCTTACCATCTGCTTCAACGCCTCCGCAATAACATATACCAATCGAATTACGATTGTGCCCTTTGCAATGAGCTCCGATTTTAGCTATATCTCTACCTTTATGTATTTGTCCATATAAGTCGATATAGAAATGGTAGCCGATATCGCTCCAGCCACGTCCTTCAACGTGCCATTTACGTATTTCAGCTACATCAAAATTTTCACCTTCTCTAGTTGCGGAACAATGTACAATGATTTTATTTATTTCTCTCATTTCTTAATTTCCACCATTTATGGGCAGTATACCCAATAGTTACTAATAGTAAAGTTATTTTTAAAACTGGTTCCAGCCAATCCATCATAGTTACTGTAAATGCACCTGCATTTAACAAGTATAACTTTATATCTTCCACTTTACTGGTTGGCTCTAAGCACAGCGTTTCCTTTATATTCGGGAGCTTTTAATTTAAAACCATTTAAATATAATCCCATTGTTTTTTCGTCTGGAATAGTGCATGCTTTATCGCAACCTACATCTACTCCTGCTGATTCTTGATATTGTCCTTCGCTTGGCATAGTTTAAATTTTATCTTCGTTTATAATTGTTGGATCTGTAGGATTAGTTCCTGGAGTTATAGAAACTTCAGTCATAGATTCATTTACTATAGGTGAATCTAAATCCATTGCCATTTTTTCAAATAAGCTATTATTAGTAGCTTGTGATGCTGACATTTTCTTAATAGAAGATGGTGCATTAACTTTCTTTAATACTTTTTTATTCATTTTTTTAATGTTAGATTTTTTAGCAGTTGGAGAATAAAGACTCTCAAGTTGCATTGGCTGTGATTTTACAGAAGTTGTTTTAGGTGGTGTTGCTCCACCTAATATTTTAGTAGCAGCAACGTTTTCTTCAGATGATCTTCTAGCATCCTCCGCTGCTTCAGCGGTTTTTCTAGTTCTTTCATGAGCTGCAGATAAATTTCTTTGTTCTATACCTTCTTTAATAGATTCTTTAGCTGCTTTGTTACCCATTACAGCTCCACCAATTCCACCTACAACAGTACCTATTGCAGCACCAATAGCAGTTCCTACTCCAGGAATAACACTTCCAATACTAGCACCTGTAGCTGCACCAGATAATGCGCCTTTTCCTGCTCCTTCTAAAGTTGATTTAGAAACATCTCCAGCTTCACTTGTTCTATCATCTACTAATTTAGCAGGACTTTTATGTATTGGCCCGTGTTTAGGAAAACCTTTTTGCTTGTATGCCATGTTATCTTTTTTTATCTTTATTAAGTTGAGATATAGAAACAGATAATACTTTGTCCGTATAAGATCTTTTCTTAAATATATCACTAGAACTTGTAGTCTCAGGAATATCTTCTTCTCCTGACATTATTCTATATATTCTTTTTATTAAAAGTTTACATTTAACAGAAACTTTATAGATGTTGTATTTTTGTGTTGTACGATTTCTTTCGCGCCATACAATTATCCATCCTTCTTTAAGTAATCTGTTCCATCTTCTATTATCCCAACTATAAGAGTAAACCCCTTGTTTAAAATCTTGTTTAGTAAATAAGTTTAAAGCTTCTAAATAAATCAATAATTCTAAATCAGGTTCTTTAATCTTATTAGTTTTGCAAGCCCACTTTCTTATTATACGATAATGTTTTAGTACATTGTTGTCTTTTAAAAAGTCAGAAGTTATCATACAACTACTACAATATCGTATTCTTTTATTATTGTTTTTATATTAGATTCTAATTCTGCTTTTTGTTTTAATCCTTCTCCAAATGTAGATGCTAATTCTAATCCAGAAGCGGCTGTAGCAAACATTGTTTCTTTTTGTTTTGCTTCTAAATCTGCCATCTTTGATGAAAAATCAGCTTGTTGTAACAAACTTTCTACATTTGCTAATTGTTGAGATACACCTCTTTCAGCAGATGATTTAGACCTAATTGCTGATTTTATTTGTGCTGCTGTTGCCATAATCTACTATATACTTTTACTATTTAAT